GTAACAATTAGTCCAAGTGGATCAGGTACAGTTACATTATCACCAGCAGGTGGCGGCTCTATTAACAACATGAGTATTGGTGCTACAACAGCATCAACTGGTAAATTCTCAAATTTAGAAGCAACCGGTAACTTAGATGTTGCACGTTATATTAGACACACGGGTGATACAAACACATATATTGATTTTGAAGGTGATACACTAAGCTTCTACACAGGCGGTAGTCGTGAAATGACAATTAACACCTCGGGTGTTAGATTAGGTGATACAGGTAACGGCTACTTCCAACCAGTAAGCGGTGACTACGGTTCAATTCAAATTGACGGTGGCGCACACGGAGGTTGGGAAGGCTATAATATTGGTGGCCGTGCTGTGTTTATGCATGATAATTCTAACAGTATGGGACTGTATGACGATGTAAACAACGAATGGGGCTTCCAATACATCTTTAACAGTGAAGCTAGATTATACTTTAATGGCGCTGAGAAATTTAATACATTTACTAGTGGTGCTGAAGTAACTGGACAACTAAGAGCAACACAACAAGTTATTGCTTATTACTCAGATGAACGCCTAAAGGATTTTGAAGGCAAAATTCCAAATGCATTAGATAAAGTAATGGCACTAAACGGTTACTACTATACAGGCAATGACAGAGCTAAAGAACTAGGCTTCGAAGGCGATCATAGACAAGTAGGTGTTAGCGCACAAGAAGTAATGGCTATTATGCCTGAAGTAGTACAAGATGCTCCAATAAATAATAAGTCGGAAGAAGAAAATTTAGATTACAAAACAGTACAATACGAAAGACTTGTACCGTTGCTAATTGAAGCAATTAAAGAATTAAAGCAAGAAATAAATAGTCTTAAAGGAGATAATTAAAAATGGCAACTGAGATTAATAATGTTGGTATTACGTTTCCAAATGGCACAACAGCAGAAACACTGCAACAATATAATGAACTTTGGATTTATAATGGTAGTCACTGGAGTGTAACAAACGGCGGACGCTGTTGTTTATGGACTGTGCCAACTGGAACAACTATCTGGAGGCGGCCCAGGAGGCGCATCGGGCGGAGATTACGATTTTGGTGTAGGCGGCAGTGGCGGCAATTATACATCAAAAGTAATGAGAAAATCGGCAAGTTGTTTTACCAATGGGTGTCAATACAGAGCGTGTGCAGCCGGAACATCAAGCTGTAGTTGCTGTTGCCGATGTGGTGTTAATTGTAGACACGGATGTAAGTCATTTGTACAAGGTCGAGGATTAAGCAACTTCTGTGCGCAAGGCGGCATGGGCGGATCAACACCATACGATATTATGAGTAACTGTTATAACTGTTTTATCGGTAATACACAATGTAACAAAGGTCAATACAACGCAGGTTGGATGAACTGTTATTGTAATGAAGCAACGTTTGGCGGCGATGTTGAATTTAGAGGAACGTCAGGATCAATGAATAGACAGTATAACTGTTGTGCTGATACATTTAGTGTTGCAGGAACTCCAACAGGACCATTTAGTTCTGCACACGGAGTAAGTGGTAAACACTGGTGTACAGGTAACCTAGCATGTTGTTCTTCACACTCAGTGTGGCCAGGCAACGGCGGAGGTGGACACGGAACAGGTTCACGTAACGCTTGTTGGGGTAACTGGGGTGCAGGCGGATTAGTTAAGATAACATACACCTAAGGAGATAGAATATTATGACAACACCGAGAATACTTACATATCCGATACCAGATGAATTATATTCTGCTACTAGGACAATGGGTAAAACAAGTACACAAACTTATATTGGACCTGATAGTTTATTCCTCTATCTTAATGAAGACGGTAGGATTATAAACTCATTTGCACCAGACGAATTACCGCCAGTTGAAACTAGAGGTGCAGACGAAACAGTAGTTGAATTTGTTCCGGAAACTGATGATGATTATATCAAAATTATGATTTTGTATAGCCATTGGCTACCAAAAGAATACGAATGTGCAGTTGGTCCAGACGACGACCCTAATATTGTTGTTAGTGACCCAACTGATATTATTATGGTTTTTGACGAAGTATCAATTGTAGAGGATTATACTGCACCACTTGAATTTTTAGTTTATACTAAGCACAAGACTAGAGACGATGCTTGGCTAAGATCAGTTAGAGATAGTATGCTGTTAGAAAGTGACAGTCGCTTATCTCCTGATATGCCAGATTCATTAAGAACTCAATGGGAAACATATAGACAAAAACTTCGTGATATTCCTGACACTTATGCAGATGTGCCAAATTGGTTAATTAGATTTCCTTTAGCACCTGATATTGTTGGAGATCCAGATTTTGATGATGATCAAGTAGATATAATAATGATTGCAGATAGAACAGCCGAAGATCAAGCAGCTATTGATCAATTGCCAAATGGATTAAGTTAACTAAAAGATTAACAGAAACATTAAAAAAGGCCTGGTAACGGGCCTTTTTTTACGACCAATAAGCCAGTTAGTGCTGTCGCAAAAAAACATCATTATAAATATTACAAATTAGAACAAGAGGATATTTATTAATGAAAAAAGCATTTTACATTAACGGTGGCGCAGGAAGAGTTTTGTGTGCCATTCCTGCACTAGAGTATCATATTAAACATATTGATCCAACTGTAGTAATTATTGTTGAAGGCTGGTTAGAAATATGCTTATTAAACAAGGCAATAATGCATAATGTTTATCCACACGATCATCCAAACTTAATAGAGAAGTTATTAGATAGGGAAGTTATTAGTCCAGAACCATACAGACTAAATGCATACTTTACTCAAAGATGTAATCTTGTACAGGCATTTGACATGTTAATTAACTACGATACTCCTCCAACTGATATACCAGAAGTTAAAGAATATAATATGTTTATTAGTAAATCTGATGCATTAGTAGCACAAAATCTTATCAAAGAAGTAAAAGCTCATACAAAGAAAGATAAATTTATAGTATTTCAGCCACTTGGATCAACAGCAACAGCTGAAGGTCAATATATTATAGACGAAAGCGGTAGGTCATTTGAAACCGAAGATATTTTTCAAATAGTTGAGGAACTAAACAACGACTACGGTGTTATAATAATGGGGGATATTAAAATTCCTAATCTGCCAAAAGGTGTGATTGTTCCAGAAGAAATTACACTATTGCAGTGGACAGCAATTATACATGCAGCTGACTATTTTATAGGATGTGATAGTGTAGGGCAACATGTTGCACATGCTCTTGAAAAACCAGGCACGGTTGTTATTGGTAGTACCTTCCCTGAAAATACATCTTACACTAGTGGCACTACATTAACAGTTATCGATAACGGCAAAGATCGAAAAATTTATTCACCGATACGAATGACATACGATGTTAGAATTGAAAAAAATAATGAATACTTAATGAAACTAGACGATAGCACTATTAAAAAAATAATAAGTGATATTAAAAATAAATTAGGTAGTACTAGTCCTAAAGTAATTAAATCAAAGGTTGCTTCTTAAAGGAAATATATATGTCAACACAAACAGGATACATAGCAGGAATTGCCCGAGGACATAACGCAGGTGTGTGTCTTCTTAAAGATGGCGAAATTGTTTTTTCAATTGAAGAAGAAAGACTTACTAGAGCAAAGTATGACGGGACACCATTTGCTAGTATGATTAAGATATTAGACTATACTGATAAAATAGATTACTTAGTTATATCTCATACACATGCTGATGAGAATGTTACAGACTATACAGGAGAAGATCCTTATACTTCGTTAGCTAGAAAAATTGGACTAATAGAAGGCGGACATCCTCCTAAAAATCATCCACAAGTTATTGAACACTGGGAACAACATCATAGAAGCCATGCTGCTTGTGCATTTTATAGATCAGGATTTGAAACAGCAAATGTTATTATTGTAGATGGTGCAGGCACCTTTGCTTCTAGACACGACGGACAAACAATGTGGGAAGTTGAAAGTGCATATCATGCATCATACCCGGATAATTTTGTTGAGCTATACAAACATTTTGGCGGCAATGGCCCTTGGTTAACTGAATATCATAACGATGGTATAGAAGTTTTAATAGATGACAAAGCAGGCATTGTTAAAGCGTATGAAGCTGTAACACAATTTTGTGGATGGCAGTCTATTGAAGCAGGAAAAACTATGGGATTATTTCCATATGGAGAACCTAATAAGGCACCAAGAATTTATGATAGTGTTAGCGGAAATAGAAATATTATAATGCCTACGTATCCAAACGGTGCTAGAGTCAACGACGAATTATATCCAGAATTGCTTGATAGAGTGCATGATCCAAAAGAGTTGTGGTCACACCTGTCAGAAGACAGTTCCGAAGAAGAAATAGCACAAGTTGAACAATTACTAGCAAGTGAAGATTTAACATTGTTACAGTCTCGAAGAAATATGGCATATAATGTACAAACTGAATCTCAGCAACTGGTACTTGAGCTAATATTAAAAACAATTGAAAAAACAGGTAATAAAAATATAGTAATAAGTGGCGGCTATGGTCTTAACTGTGTTGCTAATTATTTTTATTTAAATCACTTGCCAGAAGGTACAAATTTATATGTTGAACCTATATCTACTGATGCAGGAACAGCAATAGGCGCTGCACTTTATCATTATCATACAACTACTAAAGATGAAAAAGTTAGGAACAAAGATGAAAACTTGTATCTCGGTCCTGTTCAAAATATTACAGAAGAAGAAATTGTAAATTGTGCTACTAAGTATAATGGTATTATAGAATATAATGTTAATTACACAGATGTTATTAATACCATTAGAGAAAAAAATATTGTAGCATTGTTCCAAGAACGTTGCGAAAACGGTCCTAGAGCTTTGGGCAATAGAAGTTTAATGTTTGATGCTACAATGCCAGATGGTAAGGACTTTGTTAATTTAATTAAGAAAAGAGAATACTTTAGACCCTTTGCTGCATCAGTACTACAAGAAGATGTACATGATTGGTTTGATCTTCGTGGTATGGAAGATTCGCCAAGTATGATGTATGCTGTAAATTGTCAACCAGGTGTTGAAGAAAAGATCCCGGCTGTTATTCATGTCGACGGTACTTGTCGTATTCAAACTGTTACTAAGGAAACAAATGAGCATTGGTACAACTTAATTAACGAGTTTAAATCACAAACTGGAGTGCCTGCATTGTTTAATACAAGTTTTAATCTTGGCGGTGAACCACTAGTTGAAACTATTGATGATGCAATGCGCACACTATATAATTCAGGAATTAATTATATATACTTTCCTGCAACACAAATGTTAGTAAGGATAGATCATAATGCTAGAGCCTAAATTAGAAGGACAAATACTGTCATTGTTCCCTACACCGTTGTATACACATCAATTAATAGATGACGAATATAAGTTTGTACAAGAAGATATACAACATGTAGTTGATAATTTATATAAAGATGACGAATGGGGACAAAACCCTAATTGGGAATCTAATACACATTGTTTATCTAATAAAGGAGACTTTAAAGAGTGTATTATAACATCTAAAAAATTAAAAAACGTTAAACAATCTATTATACATCATTGTGGAAATTATATGTCATACATGGATGTTAAAGAAAACTATAAGTCTGCTATTATGTCTTCATGGCTAACCTTAACTAAACCAGGACAATATGCACATATTCATGATCATGGTACTAATCATATTAGTGGAGTCTACTGGTTTAAAACAAATGGACAAGACGGAGATTTACTTTTTAGAAATGCACTTAAAGCATTAAAGTGTAATCCAATTGGTGCAACAGTTGCGAATGAAGTTCAGTATAATCCGGATCCTGGAAGAATAGTAATGTGGCCTAGTTATTTAGATCATGCCGTTAAAGAAAATACATCTCAAGACGATCGCATTAGTTTATCTTTTAATATAGTACTAGAAACAGGCTCTACTGTTTAGATTCTAACCAATTTGCAAACGATAAAAGATCATCAAATATGATGGTCTTTTTCTTTATCTTTTGATTAGTAAATTTATTAAGTTCTTTAATAGTTTGTTCGCCGTAACCGGTTTTTACTAATACAGGTCTAGCACCCATTTTAAATGCTGCTTTAAGGTCAGAAATTTTATCACCTACATAATAACCTTGTTTAAACTTAATATATTTAACTTCATTTTCACATCGTTTAAACATGCCAGTATTAGGTTTTGCATACATGTCACTTCGTAAACTACTTTCACTATAAAATAATGCATCAATGCTAGGACATCCTGCTTGCGCCAAAAGGTCAAACATATGTTCGTGTACACGCTCAACATCATTAGATGTATAAAGACCTTTTGAAATACCACCTTGATTTGTAATTATAACAATCTTATGTCCTAAGTATCGAAGTTTAGCAACAGCATGTAAACTACCGTCAATAGGATTAAAGTCTTCAACACGATACGTATATGTGCCGCGATCAACATTTATTACGCCGTCTCTATCTAAACCAATTACACACTTAGGTGCAATGTTAACATTATCATATAGAGGAACTGTTTTTGTTTCGTTTTGCGGTTCGTGACTATCAGTCCAAGAAATTTTATAATCACTCATTTGCTGGCACTTGACTATCACCTGGGCCAATACGGAAGTTATCTTCAACACTGTCGGCTGTACTTACTTCGGTCACGCTAGATTCGTCAGATGTAGCTACTAGTTGATGGGGCATTAATGG